TTGTATACTTATCTAAAAGAATTGATTGTTTTGCAACATATACAAAAGTACCAGATATAAAGTATGAACCTTCTTCAATATTTGCTTGTGAACCTAAACCAGTTTGATTAGATATTGAAGATGCTGTATTACTACCATCAATATTTGAACCACCACCAACCATAGCTTTACGAGCAGTTCCACCACTAAATGAAACAATTTCTCCAGCACCAAAAGTTGTAGTTGTTTTGTTAGTACCACTACCTGTATATTTAACATATAATGTATTTGGATCTGATCCTGCTGCAGATACAACTTCAATTACCGTTGCTGTAACGCCTGATGTTCCACCTGTAATAGTTTTTCCTACAAATTCAGATAAATAGCCTGATGTAGTATATGATTGTCCGCCAGTTGTAAATGTTTCTTCAACTTTAATAAAATCGTATTCAGTATTAATTGAAACTTTACCGCCAACAACTCTAGAACCATCGTTAAAACTATATTGGCCATGTCTATCTAATTGACCTTGTAAAGCAGTTTGTAATTGTGTTAATTCCCTTGCTTGTACTGCAAAGCCAGGTCTAAATAATACTCTATGATAATTTTTTGATTCATCATAATCGTCATAATATGGCGCTGTTGAGTATGTTTTAACTTTTGATATATATGTTGGCATAAGTTTTCTCTACTTAAAAATATACTAATGTATATTAAAATTCAATTATAAGTTTAATGTCTTCAATCTGGGTAGCTGATCTATTTACTGGATCTCTATTTTCTAAGAATAGTAGTTCTCCTGAATTTCTTTCTACTTCAGCTGCTACTACAGCATTTGAAGATTTTAAAGCTGCGGATCCACCACCTACTCCAGTTACAGTTTCTCCATTTGCAAAACTTATAAATCCAGTTTTTGAATTTTGATAATAATGTAATCTTCCATTACTTGTATCTATTTCAACTAAAAATGCTTTTGCTCCAGAAGTTCCTCCTGTAAGTACAGTATCTAATGTAAATCCAGATGTACTAGCACCGGATGCTAGATCTAAATATTTAGTTCCTCTTAAAGTTGTTGCTGTTGCTGTTGTTCCAGTACCAGCATTCTTTGGATTTTTAATAAGTGTTACTTGTCTAAAATCCTGTCCAATAGCTAAGTCACTATTTTCTGAACCAGTCATTTGTGTATTTACTGAAACAAAGAATCCACCAAGTTCATTAATAGGATCTACACCATGTCCACCGGTAAGTACACTTTGTACTTTAGGCGCATTATTAGGTGCAATAACAGCTCTTGCTGTAGCTCCAGATCCTGATCCACCAGTAATTGCAATGCTTGCTATATTATAATTTGTTCCTTTAGCAGTTACTGTAATTGCTGTTACTGCTCCACCTGCAATAGAAGCTGTAGCAGTTGCTCCAGTTCCATCACCGCTAATAGTAACTGTAGGCGCTGATGTATAACCAGTACCACCAGCTGTTACTTCGTATCTTTCAATACCTTGAGCAGTAGCTGAATCTCTTGAGGCTTTTTGGTTTAAATATTGTGCGTAATCTCCTTCAGAAAGAGCCGATTCTGCAGCAGCATCATTATTAAAATCCAATGAAACTGTTTTAACGGGCATAAAACTAGTTGTTAAGAATTTTTCTGAATCTGTTACCTGAATTGTATACATATATTTCCATGTATAACCGTCTGATTCTGCAGTTGGCGCAGTTAATGTTTGTGTAGGCTGTACTGTTGAAGCTCCAGCTCCTTTTACAATACATTTATATACCTTAAATTCTGATGTGATAATATAAAAAGCTTTATCAAAAATACCTGAATCATCTGAATCCCAAGCTACATAGCTTCTTCCTGATGACCAAGTATGTCTTGGTACAACATGAGATACTTCTGATGTTGCTATTTTTTTCATACCAAGTAAATTTTGGTATGCTTCATTTATATTATCAATATTATCTGATGGTACAAAGGCTGTTGTATCAGTTGTATCTGAAGTATCTAAAGACCACACATCTGATTTACCTAAACCAATGTATACACTGTTTCCAGTTACGTCTGCTTTAAAGTTCTCAGCGTTTACTTTTCTAAAATTTGATGTTACGATTGCTGTCATTTTTCTGTCCCGTTAAGTAAGTATATTACTTTTAATGTTATATTTATTTATAAGGCTTTCATTGTTAGATTCTATAGTTTTGTCACCAAAAAATTGTATTTGTTGGTTATTCCTAAAGAAACTTTGAGCATTATATGTTGTTTTTCTATTGAAGAAATTATTATTTTCTAAAGTTGAACTTGTTACATGATTTAAGAGTAAAATAAGTATTGGTTGTAATCCTGTTGCTCTTATTTCATTATTAACATCAGATCGAATAGTTACTTCTGGGTCATTTACATAACCGTTACCAACATTACCTGGTGTTATAGATGTTATTTCACCTTTATAAAACTTAATATCGCCTGCAACTATACCTTCTCTTAAACCTTCGGCCTTTGCTGCGTCAGCACTAGCTTCTGAAGAAGTATATAATATATCACTACTTGCTAAATTAAATGTTGCAGTGGCAGTTACATTAGTTGCTAATGGATTACCATCTTCATCAAAAGATTGTGGTTCTTTAATTACAATAGTAGGAGCAACAAAATATTTACGATTTATACCACCAATTTTTGTTAATGTCGCAACTTTACCAGAATTAACATTTGCAGTAATTCCAGCAAATGCTTCTGTATATCCACTTCCTGCAGCAGTAATTGTAACTGTATCTACTTGGCCTTCGTTATCAATAGTACATGTAGCTGTAGCTCCTGATCCACCGTCTCCTGTAATAGTTATAGTAGGAGCTGTAGAATAACCAAATCCAGGAGATGCAATTTCAATAGCTGTTACTTGTCCAGCGGTTCCACCACTTCCTAATGTTACTGAAAGACCAGCTGATTTAAAGATTTTAGCTCTTACATTAGGATTAAATGAAGGAGCTAATATTTCCATAATAAAAGCTAAATCTTCTAGTCCAATTACACCAGGCTGTAATCCTGGCATTGATGATAATGTAAGTCTATTCAATCTACTAAAAACATTTTCATAAGATTGAGAACCAAGATTCAAATTACTTATTGCTTGGTCATCACCTAATACTGCACGTACTAATTCAATTTTAAGTAAAATTTCTCCAAAGAATTTAAACCCAGCTGGATGAATTAGTTTAGTAAATGCATTTGCCCAGTCAGTAGTATTTTTACCAGTACGAATAAGGTATGAAAATTTCTGGTAGAATAAAGAATCTTGAATCTTAATACTATCAGATAAAAATCCTTTATTATCTAAATATCTATTTTGTGAAGTATCGTAATTACCCGATGAAGGTATTAATGTTTTATCATAAGGTTGTTGTACTTCTACAGCTTCATCAAAAAGTAGTCTAAAAAATATTTCAATAGAATCTTGAGAACCTTTTACTTTATATAAATCAACAATAGTCTTATATAGACCTCTTTTTTCAACTGATAAATTTCTAGGAATAGATGCAGCTATTTCTTTTTGCATTTTTTCTAAATATTCTGCGGTATTATTATCAATATTCATAGAATCTTCAATTGTATTTGTTACATATGAAGGATTTGGTAATACATAATTAGTTTGTAACGTTGAAAGGCTGCAAGACAAATTATTAAATGCCTCAAGGCCAGTTACAGTAAATGTTTTACCAAATGTTCCAGAACTAGTAGATAAAGATCCGGGTAAATCATTTCCATTTGATATTGTTACATTAGTACTATTTAATGTAACTTGAGTTGTACTCCCATTTGTATTTGTAATAGTTAATGTTGAATTACCACCTTGATCATCTGAAAAGAATTTATTGTTTTCTTGTTTTGGATCTGATATTCTAAATACTGCTCTTCCACTTGCTATTAAATCAGTTACTACAATTGTTTCATTATAAAGAAATTCTTTTAAGTTAAGAAATTCATAATAAGCTTCAAGTAATGATTCAAAGAGAGGAGCATCAGATAATATTTCTTCAGGTACTAATTGATTCGTACGAACATGTTCTTTCGTTTTATTCTTAGTCGAAACTACCGATTCTATATAACCGGGAGATGAAGTATTTGATCCGTAACCTGCCATTATGTACTAAATCTATTTGTTGTTGTATATGAAACTGCACCAGTTGTTCCAGCTGTTGCAATGCTATCTTCTTGAGGATTTATAACTACATCAGCTGAACTAATTGAAAGAAGCTGATCTCTTTTTGGAGCAATATCTAATGATAATGGAACTGCTGTAATTCGAATACTGGCTGTACTGTCTGGACCAAAGCTATTTAATGTTATTTTACCAAGTGTGGGATCTACTTCTCCAGCATCTGAAATAACTGTAACTCTTACTCCACTTACTATTTTATAAACAATAACATTACGTAGTGTAGAACCTGATATAGGTTCATCACCAAAATAATGGTCAACACCACCAATTTTAAATGCTGATGAATTAATACTATAATCATCAAGAGAGCCTGATACATAAAATGGACCAGCAAAATTTAATTCAAAATTATTTGCACTTGTAGTAGTTGATGGAGTAATGTTTTTAAACATCTTAGGTCTTATAGTTGAGTTAAGAATTGCAGGATCAGAGTTATCTACATCTTGCAATAAAGCTGAATGCCTAAATACACCATCAAATTTATTTAATTCATTAAGACTATAGTCATCAATAGTATCTCTTACAACTGCAGTAAGTTCTACTGAAGATCTATCAGTTAAGTTTGGATTATATTTAAAAAATACTTCTAAAGATAAATTAGTAAAATTTGGATCTACTAAAATAGGAGTAATTGATACAACATTTTTACCTTTTAATATATTTGTAGTAATATTTTCTTTTTCTGCTGTTGTTAATACATTTGAAGTTACAGGTTTAATACAAACAAAGACATTACCATAATTTGGTGGATCATTATCTTCACCACCCCAAGTAGAAATAGCTGATATATTTGAGAATTCTCTTTGAATAATAGATCTATAATCGTCAGCTGTTACTGCTCTGTTCTGAGATGTAAATGTGAGAGGTGCATTAAATCGAATTGATTCTAAAGTTTCTTGATCTGAACCACCTGCAGCATTTGTTAAAGTTGTTACAGAGATATTACTATAACCACCAATGCTATCTACCATAGTAAATGTAGTTGCTCCATTTGCTTCTGTAGCATTAGAAAAAACATAATCCATAGTTACTATATTATTGTTTGTAGGTTTAAATCCAGTTACACCATCACCAAAATATGTTTCATAAAATCCATTTGCATTTTCTTGTAAATGATAAATTTTTGTATCACTTACTACGTTAAGTAATGTAGTAAATAATGTGTATATATCAAATGCAGATGATTCTTCATTAGCCTGTACTCTCACTCTTAGCGTTGAAGTATCAACATCTTTATCAGCTATTTGAAATTTCTGATTTTCAATTGAATTATCAACTCTATATTTTGCTGTTTTATAAGTACCTTCTGCAATTTCAACACTATCAAATGTATATGTTTTATTACTTGCATCAGTTACTACTAAGCTTGCAGTTTGTGTATTTAATACTATAAAATTAAACTCTTCTCCGTCAACTATAGAAGTAAGTTTAGCTCCTCTATTTAATGTAAGAGTTGCTGGTAATGTACCAGATTCAGCTCCTACTTGAACTACTATTTGTATACTTGATCTTGGTGAGAGTATAGACCTTGGAACGTATGATAACATTCTTGCTCTTGCGACCACGTTTCCTCTTATTTGAGCTGAGTCCAAGAACGCTTCATTTAATGCTAAATGAGCAGTCATTGCATTATAATGTGTATTATATGCTAATACATCTAAAAGAACTGATAAACCAGATCCTTCAAAATCATAATCGTTAAATGTAGACTGATTCTTTAAATAATTTTTTAAATTAGTCTTAATATCAGCAAAATCTAATTCAGTTACTTTTAAATCTGTTCCTGCCATTATCTTAATCTCCTAAGTTCTATTTCTATCTCTTGTATTTCATCAAATTCTTTAATTCTAAATGTGAGATATATTCTATAAGCATTGTTATCTCTATTATCTTCAACCTTTAATTCTATAATAGATATTCTTTTTTCGTTTTTTACAAGTACTTTAGTAATTGCAGATTTTAATGCTACTTTTGTTAATACACTTGCTGGTTCAAATAGTAATCCCCTTAAATTAGCGCCAAGAGTTGGTTGAAATGGGCGCTCATAAAAATTACTTATTAATAAATTCTTTACAGCATTTTTAATTGCTGCATCATCTTTAAGAGGTGTAATATCCTTTCTTATAGGATGTTTAGTAAGCTTAAGATTTAAATCACTAAACCCTCGCTTCTTTGATACGACAGAAGAATTTTTACTCTGTCCACTTTTATCTGATAATGCGTTATTTCCTAATGCCATATATCTATTTATACCTATTATTCATCAGGAATTGAAGAATTTGCCACAGATGTTTCTTGAGTTCCAGGTGTTGGTGATGAAGAACCACCTGTTCCAGGAACCTCAGTATGTGTATGAGTAGCAAGAGTTGGTGCGTTACCAGCATCAGTAGATATATCCCCAGTGGCATGAATTGTACCATTCACTGTTGTATTACCTACTATATTTACTGTATTATTACTAGAT